GACGACGGGGAGATACCGGACGACGGCGACCCATCCAACGACGCCGAGATCGACGTCGATGCGGACGGTGACGGGGACGTGTCCATGATCGAGCTGTTGTGCGACCTGCTCGGCGCGCTGGGCATCACGGTGGAGCACGGTGGAGACGAGGGCCAATTCAAGCGCGAGCTGTACAACGCCGCCATGACCGAAATACACAACCTCGCGGGGAAGGCCAAGAGCGGCCAAGACCCAAACAAGCCAAACCGGACCAACCCGCCGGGGCAGCCGCCGAACAACCCGAAGCCGGGCCAGCCAGGACAGAACCCAATTATTCAGGAGCAGCAACCCATGTACATGAGCCTCGATGAAATCAACAAACTCGACGATCCGCTGAAGTCTGTGGCGCTGTCGATGCACGCCGAGATGACGAAGGCAACGCAGAAGGCTGCGGAGGCCGACAAGCTGCTCGGCAGCCTGCGCGACGCCAAGCTGAAGGAGGCGAGTGCGGCGAGGGACAAGCGCGTCGCATTCATCGCTCGGTGGATGCCGCGCGTCAAGCCGGACCTGGACGCCATGCTCAGCCTGCCGGGGATGGCCCTGTCGATGGGCGAGGGCGGCGCGGTGGTCGACCCGCTGGCGCAAACGCTCGCGGTGCTGGAGAAGGGCCTGGCCGACCTGCCGAAGCTGATGACGACCGAGTCGAGTTCACTGTCGGTGCAGCCGCAGCCGCAGGACGGCGACGCGATGTCCGCCGAGGCGGAGGCCGAAGTGGTCGACAACATGGCCCGCGCCGCCGGATGCCCGCCGGAGAAGAAGGCGGGATAGGGAGCCACCGAGGGGAGACGGTGGGTCTGCCGCCAGGGGACGCGGCGGACACCGGTGGTCCCAGCCGTCTCACCGAGGCGGGACCACCGGGTATTGACACAATGCACAGTACGCTGGCGCGTAAGCCACGCGGGGCTAATACCGCGAGGGCCGTGGGAACCGGCCCGCAAAACACGAGGGAGACATGACGATTGTAGTCGGGGTGGCGGTCGGACTTGTACTCGCGGGGCTGGCGATCTGCTGGCTGTCGAGTGGGGCGGGCAACCCCACCGCCGTGTCAATCTTCTGGTGGGTGGGCATAGTGCTGGCAGTCGTCGGGGTGATCCTGCTGGTGACGCCGGTGCTGAACTGGATATACGCGCAGCTGAGGGTGATGCTGGCGACGTGACGCTTAGGCAACGCAACAAACGAACGAGGAGCTAGAAAATGCTGATCACAGACTCATACGCAATCACTCCGGGACTCACCACCGCCCGCGAGACCTACGAGAACGAGTTCCGGTGGGGGAGCCAGTACCAGGGCGTGTTCCGCAACGGTCTGATCGACGGAGCGTCGCGCGACACCGGCAACACCCCGACCTATGAGCTGCGCCCCGGCCTGCTCCTCGGCGAGGTGACAGCGACGGGCAAGTACAAGCAGTACTCGCCGACCGCCACCGACGGGAGCGAGGTGGCCAGCGCGGTGCTCATCGAGGGCCTGCGCATGACCGACTTCGACGGCACCGACGTCGACCGGTTCTACGCGGTCCTGGTGGGCGGACCGGTGAAGAAGTCGAAGCTGATCAACTTCGACAACATGGCGCGCCAGCAGATGGACAAGTTCCACTTCGATGACATCGGTCAGGTGGTCGGCGGGCACTGGTTCCCGTGGAAGCGGTTTGTCAACAAGACCGGCAACTACACCATCGTCGCCGCCGACAACTACACGCTATTCGACAACACCGGAGCCGCCGGTACCGTGGTGCTGACGCTGCCGACTATCGCCGCCGGGTACTACTTCGGTGCGCTCGCGGGGGCGGCACAGATCATCCGCTTCACCAGCGCCGAGGGCAGCAACGTGATCGGTACCGCGCTTACAAACAGCTCGGTGAGTGTGACCGCCATCGGCGGACTCATCAAAATTTACTCCAACCCGGCAGGCACCAAGTGGATCGTTGAGCAGGGTGGGACGCAGACCATCACCGCATCCTAAGCGGCGGACCCGGAACGCAGCGCCAGCGCACAGGGACAGACCAGGAACTAACCACGACACCGCACCTAGTGCGCAACCCTCAGAGGTGACGAGAAAATGGCCAACGTATCACTCCACACACTGCTGACGCCGCAGGTAATTCTCAAGACGGTGTCGCGCATACGAAAGAACCAGGGGCGACTCGGAAAGTGGGTCGGCTTCCAGCCAAAGCGGTTCGACCCCGACAACGTGTCGGTGTCCGGGCCGAACACTCGGCAGGGCGACACGCGGTTTGCGAGCTTCCGCCTCGACGACGTGACGCGCGTGGTGGCCAAGGGACGCGCGCCGGGTAACGGACCCGCCCCGGTGCCGCCAAACCCGGTTGGCGAGGTGCGGGTGTCCTGCGCCAGGTTCCACGAGAAGGTGCGGCTCCTGGGCGAGTTCCTCGGCAACCTCAGCCCGATCATCGGGCCGAACAGCCAGATCGACACCGGGGGTCAGAACTACATCGCCCGGCAGGTGCTTCACCTGGCCGAGAAGTACAACAACACCGTGGAGCTGCTGACGTGCGGGATGTTCCAGGACAACCTCTACTTCCAGTTTGATGGCGACAACCTGCTGCCGGTGCTGGGAGCGCCGTCCTCGCCGGACCTAGGCTTCCAGATACCTTTCCAGGTGCCCGCTGGCAACAAGAACCAGCTCGACCTGCTTGGCACCGGCAGCATCATCCAGCTGGGGTGGCAGAACGTCGGTGCACTGTTGATCAAGAACCCGCTCAGCATCCAGGCCGCGATGACGCAGCTATCCGGCCACCAGCCAAAGCACTCGTGGATCAACTCGCTGCTCTGGTACAACGTCCTGATGAATAGCGAGGTGCGCAACACCGCCGGCTCCAGCAATGTCGCATTCGCGCAGTACGACAAAATCACCGAGAAGGCAATGGACGGGGAGACGCAGCCGGAGTTTGCCGCTCAACTACGCGGCATCCCGTGGGTGACCTGGCACATCGCCGACGACGTGGTGGTCACCGGCACCGACCTCGACCCGACCTGGTCCGCCAGCAGCGGTGGCACCTTCAAGAAAGTGTGCCCCGACAACACCATGCTCATCACCCCAGAGCCGTCGAGCGACTGGGTGGAGCTGTATCTCGGCAGCGAGTACATCAGCGAGAACGCTGGTCAACCACTCCAGAAGAAGAACGGCTACACGTTCTGGAAGGAGTGGGTGACCCAGCCATCGTGCATCGAGCTGATCGCGCTGATGAACGCGATCCCGCTCCTGTATGTGCCGAAGGCCATCGCCTTCGCCACCGTCGCCGGGTTCTAGCATACAATATTAGTCTGCGACCTCGGCAGCCACAACAAACCTAACCAAAGAGGAGGCATACAATGTTGACCGTGAGCGAGCTGAAGGAAAGATTGGGACTGGCGAGCAACCTGGAGGAGTCGGCCAGGGCACTGGTGGACGGCATCGTCGGAGAGCTGGATAAGCTCACCCACGACCCGGTGGCAATCAAGGCACTCGCCGACGGCCTGCGCGCCAGTGCGGGTGAGGTGGTGGTTGCCATGTTCGCCTGCGCGAACAAGGGCAAGCCGGAGGCGGTGAAAGCACCGCCAACAAGCGAGACCCACGCCCGCACCGGACCCGACGACGGCGACGACGGCGACGACGGCGACGACGGCGATGCGGCGGAGAAGCCGAAGGTCACCCCCCACCACCAGACGCCGAGGAAGCACGGGAGGTAGGAGCGACCACGTGGGCACACCGTGAACATTAATGGAGTATGAGCGAGGGGGTGGATGTTGGAATGGTCGGCTCAAGACTACGTGCTAGTGGTGACCGCCGTCGGTACGGTAACAGGTGTAATACTGACGGCGGTCGGCACATTCATTGCGAACCTGGCGCGGTTGAAGGCGGGGAAGGCGACCGAGAAGATCGACGAGGCCAACGTCAAGATCGACAAAAACACCAAGATCACCGAGGATGGGCTTGGTGTGGCAGCGGAGAATGCGGTGGTGGCCGCGACCGCAGCGGTGAGCACGAAGAACTCGGTGGACGCGGTGAACCAGAAGCTGAACGGTGGGGTCGACTCCATCATCGCCCACGCAATTGAGCCGCTGTACAATACACTGAAGGAACAAAACGAAGCGCTAAAGAACCACATGACGCAGGATGCCACGGACCTGAAGGAAGTAAAGGACTTGATAAGCGAGGTGACGGAATACCAGCACCAGCGAAACCACGACATACTCGACGCAATGAACACGCAAAACCTGAAGATAGAGATAATACTGAGCCTGCTGCGCGACAAGACAAACTAAATTAACCACAAGGAAGGCAGCTAGTGTCCGTCGAACCGAGTACGCTTTTCTGCACGCCGAACGACCTGTGGGACGAGCTGAGCGTCGAGGGGGTGGACCTCCGCCTGGACGACGCCAACCTCGCCAGTGGGCAGATAGTGCAGGCGTCGGCTGCGGCGGCGGTCGGGGCGGTGGCGGTCAGCGTGGTGGCACTCCCGGTCGCTCTGCTGAGCGGGGCGGAGCTGGTGTTCTACCTGGCGGACATGGACGACCCGGTACGGGTGCAGCTGACCGCTGCGGCGGCTCTGGGGGCGACCTCCATATCGGTCACCGCGCTGGAGACCGCGATAGCCGCCAACGCGCAGGCCAGGGACAGCGGGGTCAACGCGGCGACGGGTGCGAGGCTGGTGCGGGCCACCTGGCGCGGCACGAGCAAGGTTAAGCTCTACTGTAACAGCCGGTACGACGACTCCCAGCTAGTTCTCAGCGGCACCGTGAACCACTGGGCCACCCTGTGCGCGTGCAAGTGGCTGTGCACCAGGCGGGCGCAGGGCTGCCCCAAGAGCCTGGCCCTCGACTACGAAGAGGCGGTGGAGGAGATGAAGGCGGTGCAGGCCGGGCAGCTGAGCATCGAGGACATAGGCACGCGCGGGGCAGACTGGCCCACCGTGACCAACATAGTAGTCGACCCAGTCCGCGAGGGAATGCGGGCGCGGGTGCAGCCGAATATAAGCGAGGGGACGCAACCCGCATACCACCGGTACGTCGACTGGAATAGTGCCATGATACTAAACATTTGAGGAGCCGACCATGACCACCCGCGTGAGCAAGATACTGACCGCAGTCAACCAGGAGGTGACGATCTGGTGCGAGGGAATGTCGAAGGTCGGCATCTCCATCAGGAGTGTGACCGGCACGCCGACGCTCTCCTTCTACGGGTCGACCGACGGGGTATCCTTCAACGTGATCTCCGTCGGCGCGTACCCAAGCGCGTCGCCGCCCGCGACCAGGGTGACGGAGGTCACCGCAGCCGGCAGCTACGAGGTGCCGGTCGCCAACTACAAGTTCATCCGCACGCAGATGACGGAGGGGGCTGGACCGGCGACGGTAGTGATGGCCGCGAGCACCGACGGCGGGTACCAGGAGGCGTTCCTGTCCGACGCACAGGGGGTGTCCCAGGCGGTCCTGTACCCGTCGACGACCAGCAGCGCGGGCGTCAACACGATGACGATCCCCGCCCAGGCCAACCGCGCTATCAATCTCACCTTCCTCGAAGTGTCCCAGACCGGGCCGGGTGCCGGCGGCGGTGCGCAGCTCAGGATATGGGACGGCGCGGTCAACAACGGCTCGCCGCTCTACTCCTGCTACATCACCACGCCGGTGGGCAGCGTGGGCACGGTGCAGAAGATAAACCTGCCCACCGACGAGGACGGGAAGGTCGGTATACAGGGCACGCCAGGGAACGTGATGACGGTGCAGGTGATAAACCTCGGCGGCGTGACGGCGATATGCAACGCGCGGGTGACGTTCAAGTAATGGAGGTGGCCTGGTGCCGACAATCAACATAGAACCCGCCGCCGTGAGCGACGGTACCCTGTACGCGAGCGCCATGCCGCTGACCTCGACCGAGGCGGTGCTGGGCGACGCCATCG